ATTACTGAACCCCCTGATCAACCTGGATATGACGACCGTAGGCTCTCGCGCCTCCTTGTGGAATCGTCACTAGGGGCGGATGGATTACCGCTTGCTGCAAAAGGCAAAACCTCCTATCGGTACGCAAAATAACATGCTCGAAAGCATAGTCGAAAAGGATTTGGTAGACGGCGTGGGCGAGAAGGGCGGCCTGTGTTGCAAGCTCGTTGACCAAGGACGGCGCGGGTTTCCTGATCGTACGGTGCTGATGCCCGGCTCTCAGGTTATATTCGTTGAGACCAAGGCACCTAACGGAAAACTTCAGCCTTGGCAGAAGCGATACCATGTAGCGCTGCGGCTCCTTGGGTTTCGCGTCGATGTCCTTTGGGACCGTATTGGCGTACTGGACTTCCTATCAAGCCTCTAGTCCTCCGTGCTCCCCAGCACCCCATGGTCGCGTGGATCTGTGAGCACAAGCGCTGCGCGCTGTGGGCCGGTATGGGAATCGGCAAGAGTTCCGCCACGCTTTTCGCCTTGGACTTGCTCAAAATGCTGGGCGATATTGGCAACTCGCCTACCCTCGTGATAGGCCCCATGCGCGTCGCCCGGGACACTTGGCCGGAGGAAGTAACCAAGTGGGAGCACTTCACGGATCTTCGTATCGTCGCGATCTGTGGTACGCCTAAAGAGCGACTAACCAAGCTTAAGACCAAGGCCGATATCTACACGATTTCCTACGAACTGGTGCCTTGGCTCGTCGAACACTTCATGGCTAAGTGGCCCTTCCGGCAAGTCGTGGCGGATGAGAGCGACCGGCTGAAAGGCTTTCGCATGAACCGCGGCGGCTCGCGGGCACACGAGTTAGGACGAATCGCCCATAACCTCACCGATCGATGGGTCAATCTCACGGGCACACCCAGCCCTAACGGTCTTAAAGACCTGTGGGGGCAAACTTGGTTCCTGGATCGCGGCGCGCGACTCGGGACCACGTATACTGCTTTCTGTGAGCGATGGTTTAAGCCTAATTGGAATGGCTACGGCATCACACCCATGCCGCACGCCGATAAGGAAATCCACGCGGTGCTACACGATATCTGCCTAACGATCGACCCCAAGGACTACTTCGATTTGAAGGAGCCCATTGTCACGCAGGTTAAGGTTAAGCTCCCGCCGGCTGCGCGCAAGATCTACAAGCAACTCGAAAAGGAGCTATTCGCGGAACTTAGCGAGGGGAACCACATCGAAGTATTCAACGCGGCAGCCCTGACCGGAAAGTGTCTCCAACTTGCGAACGGCGCAGTGTATACTGACTATCCAAACTGGACCACCGTTCACGACGAGAAGATCGAGGCTGTACGCTCCATACTCGCCGAATCGGGCGGCACGCCAGTCTTGCTCGCCTATCAGTTCAAGAGTGACCTTGCACGCTTGAAGAAGTCCTTTCCGCACGCAGTAGAACTTAGTAGTGCCAACGGGATGAAGGCTTTCCGGGCGGGTGACGCGGAAATAGGTCTCGCTCACCCCCGGAGCATGGGGCACGGTATCGATGGCTTGCAGGAGGTGTCGAACATCCTGATCCGTTTCGGTCACGACTGGAACCTCGGTGAACGCATGCAGATGCTTGAGCGTATAGGACCTATGAGGCAACTACAAGCGGGGCTAGACCGGCCCGTATTTGTGTACAACATCATTTGTGAGGGCACCCTGGATGAGGTAGTAATCGAAGCGCACGCCGCCAAGCGCGGGGTGCAAGACGCCTTACTTAACGCAATGAAGAGGACTCAATGAGCGCATCCAATAACCAAGTCGGCGGCAACCACTATAAGAAGTACAAGATACAGCCCGTGGAATATACGATTGCCAACAACCTATCGTTCCTGGCGGGCAACGTCATCAAATACGTGACCCGGTACAAGGACAAGGGCGGCGCTGAGGATATCCGCAAGGCCATGCACTACTTGGAATTGATATTGCAGTTTGAGTACCCGCCGCAGCCGAAGCCGCAGCCGATGCAGCAGACCGGCCAATATGGCAACGCTAGTGGCCCTCCGCTGATTCTTAAGCTAGAATCGGAAGATCCTGACACAGTTGGAGAGCCACGCTAATGCCACAAGTTAATCCGCAAGTTAACCCGGACGGTACCGTACAAGTCCCCGGCTCCCCGCCCCTGCAAAGCGCGTTCGCTCCGCAGCCAACCCAAGCCCCGCCGCCCCCGATGCAAGCGGCTCCGGGCGCACCGGCTACGGGTACCCCCGGTGCGGCCGGCGCTATTCAGGACCTTATCCGCACTCTCGTAGCGGCTTTCGCGCCGAAGCAGATCACCGGGCGTAAGGTTGCTATCAATGATGCGGTAGACAAGGCCAGCCCGTAGTGCGCTTTGAAAACTACTTCAACCTCCACGCGGGGCGGCAAGTCGATAAGTGGCAACATTACTTTCCAATCTACGACCGCCATTTGGGACCCCACCAGGCAACTGCAAAACGGGTACTGGAAATTGGTATTGACCACGGGGGAAGTCTACAAATATGGAAGCGCTTCTTTCCCGACGCTGAAATTGTCGGCGTAGATATCAACCCGGTTTGCAAGCGCTTCGAGGAAGATCGAATCTCGGTGTGCATTGGCAGTCAAGACGACCGCGAATTTCTATCCGGCCTAGGCGAGTTCGATATCGTCATCGATGACGGCTCGCACAACCTACGGGACCAGGAAATCAGCTTTTCAGCGCTGTGGCCCCGAACCAAAAGCGTCTACCTGATTGAAGATTGCCACGGGCCCTACCCTGCTATCGGCGGGGGTTTGCGCTATGAATACCCGTGGGTCGTCGCGATTGAGAGGCCGCGCCGGATCATCAAGGGCGAACCGTCTCGCGAGTTGCGAGCCGATGAAATCGAAGCCAGGAAGCAGTATGCCTAACGGTCAGATACACCGACCCATGAAAATCGATAAGCGCTTGCTGCGCCCCGAGCCCGCTATCCGCGACGAGCTGGTAGAACAGCTCACCGACCTGTTCACCCGATGGGAAGCTTGGAAATGCCAATCGTAAGCGGTTCGTTCTAGTGGCAAACCTTCCCCTCGCCGATGAACTGTGTCAGCAAGCGGTAGACGCGGTAGCGGCTCACGGGTCCGTAGCCGCCGGGGGCCGAGCGCTTAAGCTCGCTCACGGGACGTTCGTCACACGCTACCAAACGGCCCAGCGTCGGGGCTTCGAGCCCAAGGTCCAAGCGCTCTTAGCCGGAGATAACGCCGGAGCGCCGGAAGGCTACAAGCTCAAAGGCACCTCCACGCTCTACGGCGATGACGGTAAGGCCCGGTTGCAATGGGTTAAAACCAATGCGGACCAGGAAGCGATTGAGAGGATGCAGCGCGCGGTGCTTGCTGAATTATGTAAGGAGCTAAAACCCTGCAAGCGCATTAAGGCGCCGAAGCACGCGGATACGGACTTGCTTACCCTCTACACCATGACGGATTGTCATGTCGGCATGTTGGCATGGGACAAAGAGACGGGCGCGGATTGGGACTTGACGATCGCCGAGAACTGCCTCGTCAATACGCTCCTACGCATGATCGACGCCGCACCGGCATCGGCCGTGGGCGTCTTGAATCAGCTCGGCGACTTCCTGCACATCGATAGCCTAACGCCGATGACGCCGACGAGTCATCACATATTGGATGCGGACAGCCGGTACCAGAAGATGGTTGTGGTTGCGGTTCGCATCTTGCGCCACGTTATTACGGCGATGCTCGAGAAGCACGCTAAGGTCCAAGTCTACATGATGGAAGGCAACCACGACCCCGCGGGGAGCGTATGGCTTCGCGTGATGTTCGCGGAGCTGTACGCCAATAACCCGCGCGTGACGGTCGGAATGTCCCCTAACCCTTACGTAGTCTATGAACACGGCAAGACGCTGCTAGGCTTCTACCACGGGCATTTGGCGAAGCTCACGAGTCTACCGCAAATCTTCGCCGCTCAATTCCGTGAAGCGTGGGGGCGTAGCCAATACGTCTACGTGCATACGGGCCACAAGCACCACGTTGAGGAAAAAGAGCATCCCGGCGTCAAGGTTATCCAGCACCCGACGCTCGCGGCGCCTGACGCCTACGCGGCGCGCGGCGGGTGGCTCTCGAAGCGGCAGGCAACGAGCATGACGTACTCTCGCGAGCACGGGGAAATCGCGCGGGGCATTTTCATTCCGAGCTAGTAGTCATCCCCGTCTTCGCTACCTTCGAGTGAGTACTCAGAATCGAAGTCGTACTCGTAGTGGTCGCAATCTGGCGCGCATTCGCATATCGGCTTGTGCATGGCGGCGATCCCCTAGGTGATGCCCCATTCTACGCCGAAGCTAGCTTAAGAATAGGGCCTGTTCAGCCTGCCGGCGGCGGAGCAACCCGGCATTTGGGACGCCGTTCACCCTATCCCATACGAGGAATTGCGCCGCAGCATTGGTCATGTCCCCGGCATTCAAGAACTTAAGCAGGGTGGAGGATCCGAAGTTACCCTGGCCTATGTTAAAGCACAGGCTCACCAAGGCGTCGAATTGCTCTTGGGATAGCGGTACGTCGGTTGTGCGGGTGACCGCGCTACAGGCCGCCTGCGTGTCTTGGGTGAACCATTCGTCGGCTTCCCCCGGGGTGGTTTCCTGGTAGGGCACCACGCCGCCAGTATGCCCCCAGCCGATCGTCCAGACGCCCCGCTGGTCCTGGTAGGCTTGGAGGCGCAGCGATTCGAAGCTCTGAATGAGCGCCCTGCCCTTCGGGCCTAGGGCCATCATTTGGCAGAGTCGTCCCGGGCGTCATGGGCGCGGATCTTGCGCTGGTAGTAAAGGAACGTCACAACTGCCACAGCGATACCGGCAAGCAGGGAGAGCACTTGGAGGATTGGAATCGCTTTGGCGATGAAACCCATGAATGTAAACCCCCCTGCTAATGTAGTGCCGAGAACCCCCGGGATGCTGTCGCTAGTATGCTGCTGAACGTTCATCGCGCTTGGTACTCTCTGAGAGTAGCACTTACTTGGTCGGCGCGCCCTGCAAGAGCGCGGAGCAAGGGGCCGATATCGGGACCGGCAACGCTAGTATCTCCTGAAGGCACTGGCTGAACGCCAGGGGTGGCGGCGCTGGCACTTTCATTTCCGGCGATAGGGGCGCCGGCTGCGGACAAGACGACACGGCGAGCGTGTGAGTCGAGGCACAGCCGCACAGGCTCAAGAGCAGGCTGATTAGCAATAGCGAGGTGTTCTTTGTCATAGGCTTGTTCCGCCATGGTGGCTCGGGCTTTGAGTTCCGCCGTTTGCTTGGCGGTTTGGGCTACTATCTTCTGGGTGGCTGCGGCGTCCGCGGCGACGACTTTCGCCTCGCCGACAACGCGCTCGTGATGGGTGTATGCGCCGAAGCCGATTAGCAACGCGAGGATGGCGCCTAGGTAGGCCCAATCCTTAACCGGGATTAGGGCGAGCAGTGCTGGCATATCGTTGACTCCAATCTCTACCACCGTCCGTGTAGACCTTAAATATATACACGGCCAGCCCAAACAAACCGCCCGTTTCCATGCCGTAGAAGGCTGTCACCTCTACGGTCCTATCGCTGCCGACGAGATGTGCGTACCACCACGTTTGGTAGATAACCGCCCACGTCAGAATACCCATGTACCAGCATACTAGAAAGCGCGGAAATAGGCGAAGCGAGTCAATGACTTCCGCGTAGTCCAGCCATTTCTCCCTATCCATCACACGTTCGACGTAGTGAAAATGCAATACGCTGTCGAGTTCGACGGGCGGTTGCCGGGGGTCGTGTTTGGCGGGTAATAGGGTACGCGCAGCGTAATCCGCTCATTCGCATTTAATCGGCGATTCGAGAGCGCCGCAGTGCCGGTACCGAGTACGCCGGGGAATTGGCCTATGGCGATCGAACAAATTGCATCCGCGCTGACTTCGATAAAACGAGTTGTCTGTTGGAACGCGGGACCGCCGCTGACTGCTGCGGAGATAATGACCTGGTATTCGACCGTCGAAGGGGTCGGCAGGAGGGGCGTCGAGTCACCTTGCGACATTGCCGCCACGTCAGGAACTTCACAAACGTAAATTTTGCTCATGAAATTCCGATCTCCCCTTCGATATTGACAACGGTGCAAGTGGCTAGGCTAGAAACCCCCACCAAGTAGTCGGCGGAGTCGAATCGCGCTTGGCCGTACCAATCCAGGTACGACTGGGCGGGAATCGACACGCTGGCGAATACGAAGGATTGAGTGGTCAAGCTCGTGATCGACGCCCCCTTGTAGAGGCTCACGTTAACCGCAGCGGTCGCCAGCACGTTCGATAGACGGATATGCTTGAGGATCGCATATGGCTGCGTGATCGTTACCCCCGTCCACGCGGGCGTCTGCGAGGTAAATATGTTGAACAGGTTGACCGCGGTGTTCGCCGCGCTGACTATGGTCGCCGGTTCAAAGTTGAAAATTTTGTTCTGCATGACCCCAATCTCCTATTGACAAATGATACTAAGTTAGTGCCTATAAAGCAAAGCAGGGGATGCCATACTGGACCCCGTTGACGTTGACTACCCACATGGTAGCCGCGAGGACAGGAATTGCGACGCCCCCGGCGGTCGTAATGACGGTCGTTGTCGTTGTGGTGCCGATGGCCGTCGTGCCCGCGGCAACTGCGGGCGTAGCCCCTTTAGTCGCCACGTAGCCCACGACTTGCAAGTTCTGACTCGAGTCGAACTGGCCGGCGTAGGTGTTGTTCGTCCCGAAAACGATCGGAATCGCGCC